GGTGCTCCATCAGGATCGCGGCCATGTTGCCGGCGACCACGGCGTCGGTGTTGCCAGAGCTGCGCCCCTTCACCGGGCGGATGTTGCCGACGTTGTCCTTGACCAGCCGCACGGCGTTCAGCGCCGCACGCAGGACCGGATCGTCCTCGTAGCAGAGCTGCCGGCTTTTCAGGAGGTCGCCCCAGAGCTTCCACGCCGGGGCCATGGTACGGATCGACTGGTCGATGGGCACGATGGGCCAGCCCCGGTCCTGCCAGCGCTTGACATCGCGCGCCTGGCTTGGGTGCGGGTCCACGCCGATCTTGCGGATGTCGTAGCGGGCCATCAGCGCCTCGATTTCGGCCTCCACGATGGTCATGTCGTGGTACTCGCCTGGCATCCGGCGCAGGAACCCCCGCTCGCACCACTGCCCGAGGGGGTTTCGGCACCGCTTCTCGTCCAGCGCCATGTCCAATCCGGCCCACCAGGAGACGTTCCGGGCGCGCAGTTGGGGACCATCCACGACCATCAGGCACATGGTGGTGAGGTCCAGCTGCGGTCCGTAGCCGCCTCGGGAGAGGTCCAGGCCGATGACGGCCGGCGCGCCCTGGAGGCGGGACCAGTCGCAGGGCTGCATCTGCCGCTCGAGCACCGACAGGTCCACGTCGGTGGTGGCGATTTCGTGGTAGCGGCAAGCAAGCTGCGTCTCAAACTCGGCGATCTGCTCGGGATCGCCCGACTGGAGCATGGTCCGCGCCGAGAGCTCGAGCTGCGTCGGGTCGATGATGGTCCCCAGCCCTGGGTGCGCCTTGCCCCACGCCGACGGGTCCGCCGCCTGGTCATCCTGCTCCAGCCCGTAGAGCATCGGCCACCAGCCTGCCGGGTACGGGCTGCCGTCCGCGATGGAGCGCTCCAGCTGGTCCCAGTAGCCCCAGATCGGGCGGGTCTTCTGCTCGGGGTCGGGGGTCGTGATGGCGAGCAGCTGGCTGGTGGCGAACTTCGCCAGGCCCGTCAGGAGCCGGCCGAACGCCTTGTCCATGCGGGCGACCTCGTCCGCGATGACCAGGCGCGCCGTCAGGCCGTCGAGCGCCTTGTCCGTGCAGGGCAGCGAGATGTACCGATTGCCGCCGTGGCGCACCCGGCCGGGGTGCGCAGGCGTCGAGCCGCCCGTTGCCTTCCAGCTGTCCTCGTCCTTGTCGGCCACGTCGCCGCCGAGCGTGCCGCACATGGTCTGCATCCGCTCGAAGGTCTTCTGCGCGAGCCGGCCGTCCGGGGCCACCGAGCAGAACTCCAGCCGGCTGCCGGGGTCGCGCATCGCCGCCATCAGCAGGCTCGCCGCGAACTCGGTCTTGCCGTTGCCGCGAGCGACCGCCAGCAGCAGCGCCTTCGTCGCGGGCGTGTCCGAGCGCCTGCCGTCGATCACGCGCCGCCTGGCGAGCAGGACCATCGCGACCATGCACTGCCAGGGCATCCAGACGAGGGGCTGCCCCGCCCCGGCCTCGGCGCCCTGCCCGCACTTCAGCGCGAAGGCGCGCGCGTCCTCGGCCCGCTGCTCGTCCCACCAGACCGCGTGGGCCGCCGGCTTCGCCCGCTCGGCCAGGTAGCGGCGGCAAGCGTCGCGGATCCGTGCGTTTGCCGTCGTGGACCCGTCCAGGACCGCCTCCGCGTAGGCGTCCGCCTGCTGCGCGCATAAAGGCGGCTTCGGGCGGTGCTTACGCCGTCGGTCGGTTTTGACGGTTCCCCCAACGCGGTCCCCAGAGGACCGAGGGGGGCTCGGCCCCGAAGGGGGGGTGCCCATTTCCTCGCACGGTGAAGCAGATGCTTCACCCTGCTCGTTCGCCTGCTTCGCGCGCCGTCTTCGCTGCATGGCAGTCCTTGCACAGGCTTTGGAGGTTGTTCCACTCGTCCTTCCCACCTCGATGCAATGGCACGACGTGGTCAGTCTCCAGCTGCGCGATGGTGCCGCAGTTGGCGCATTGCAGGTTCACCTGGCGATAGTGCTTCTGCCTGCGCCAGTTGCGCACGGGCTTGGGCGCTTCAAGCCTGAACGGCTCGCCCAGGCTGCCCTTGAACTTCCACCTACGCAGCGCCACGCACGGCCTCGCAGAAGCGGTCATCGTCCTGGTTGCGCCACGCGATGAGCCATGGCCCATGGTCCTGCCTGCACACCACGACCGGGATCTTGCCTTCGTCGGCGTCCCGGATGGCCTGTTCCATGAACCCCTCGACGGCCTTGCACTGAGGCGCACGCTCTGGGAGCACGGTTTGCTCCCTCACGCGGTGCAGGTTCGAAAGCAGGCAGAAGAGCATCCCGTCGTTCGTAATGCTCAGAACCTGCTTCGCTGCCCTGCGCTGCCAGTGCGTCAGCCGGTGGCCACGCACCTTTACCTCGACGTGCAGGGCAGAATCGCCCTGGACGGGCTCCAGGTCGGCCTTGGCCTTGCCCCAGCGCTGGGCCGTCCGACGCCACTCGACGCCTGTGCATTCGGTCAGCACCCGTGCTGCCTCCAGCTCGCCACGCGATCCCTTTGCCCTGCTGTTCATGGCTTGAGCTCCTGCACCTTGTGCCTGCCGACCTTGACGATCACGACCTCCTCCGGCCGGTCGTGCCTGGCGTCGGGTTCGTGCTTGACCTTCACGTTCCACCCACGCTTCATGGCGATCACGTTGGGGTCAAGGTTGCGTGCCTGCCCTGCCCAGCCACACACCTCCCGCCTCGCCTCGTCGCGCTCGGCCTTCAGGCGGTCGATCTCGCGCTGCTGCTCGAGCAGCTTCGCCGTGAGCGGTCCAAGATCCGCGTTGCATCGTTCGTCGGTCATGCCGCCACCCCCTTCAGCCGGTGCAGGAGAACGGCGCGAACGTCCCGAGCCCCGGCGAGCTGCTGGACCTGTTCGTTCAGCAGGTCGTACGCCGACCTGCCGGTGCGAGCCCACCCAAGGCAGAGGTCGCGCCAGCAGCGGGAAGCCTCGTCGAAGGTCAAGCCGTGCTGGACCATCACCTTCGCGCACACCCTGGCTTGGGCCACGATGTCTGCCCGAGGATCCCGCATCCGAATCCGCGCCTCCACATCCGAAGGAACCTCCACCCCTCCGGCTGCCGCCTCGGCGGCGCCTTGGTTGGTAAGAGGGTTCTTGGGATAGTTAGTGGCTCTGTGTGACACCAATCCGGTGTCAGGCTGACACTTTTGTGGTGTCTGTGTGACACCATCACTGGTGTCAGGCTGAGCCATCACGAAGGCGTAGGACAGCCCCTTCCGGTTGCGCTTGACCGAGATGACGAGCTTCGCCCGGAGGCTCCGCATGACCCGCTTCACGGTGGCCAGCGACAGGCCCGTCTTGATGGCGACGTGCGCCTGAGACGGGTAGATCCGGTCGCCGTAGTCCAGGAGCGCCAGCGCCACCAGCTTCTCCAGCGGGTCAAGGGAATCGCCCAGCCGCCAGATGTCACTCGGATAGAGCTTGGCCATCCTTGGCCTCCTTCCGGATGATGGGGTGGATGAACGTCCAGCCAGACTTCGGGTTGGACATGCGGACCATCGTTTGCCCCAAGACGTAGGCGTTCCAGCACTTGGTCGTGCGCCACAGGTACTCGGTACGCATCTGCTGCCCGCCCACGATGTCGTTGTGCATGAGCCAGTTGCGCAGCAAGAGGGCTGGATCGCCCTGGCTCAACTCCTCGCCGGTGGCGACGCTGTGATAGAAGCCTTCGGGGTTGCCTCCCCTCGATGCGACGAAGGCACAAAGACCGGCGACAGGCGTCTGCGAGCGGAACTTCGACTTGGCCGCCCAAGTAACTACGTCGTACTTCTTGACCGCCTGGAGAAGAAGGCCGTGCTCGATGTTCTGCACGCTGTACGTCTCACGCTCCAAGGCGATGCAGACGCGCCCAATGGCGACGTGTCGGTTCGACAGGCCAAGCCCGAGGATCTTGGCGTGGTCCACGGTGCTTCTCGGCCGTCCCGCATCGACGTGCACGATCTCGTCCCGCGCGATCACCGTGACGTAGCAGGTGAACGGCTGATTCATCTCCAGCGCGGCCCGGATGCGGTGCTGGCCGTCCGCCAGGGTGCCGTCGGTGTAGAGGATGATGGGCGCGACCGACGGGTTCCATTGCCCCGCCATCATGGCCCGGTACCACTTCTGCCAGCCGCTGGTGAGCGAACGGTTCTGCTGGTTGGCCAGCAGGCTCTCCATCTGGTTGACGCTGAATGTCTGGAGGCGCATTAGAACGGCACCTCCTCTGCGGCCGGATCGACCCAACCGTCGTGCACGACCATGCCGTCGCCGTAGGGCTTGAGCTGGAGGACGATCTTGGCGCCTGCGTCGAACTTCACGGGCTCAAACGAGGTGAACCACTCGACGCCTTCCCCGGCCTCGATGCCGACTCGCCAGTACTCCTTGCCGGACTTGCCGGTCTTTGGTTGCACTGCTGCACAAACGCCGCGAAGCTCCTGAAAGGCCGGCGCAGACGCCTGCTTGCCTCCTGCGGGCTTCGACGCCTTGGATGGTGCTGGCAGCGCCTTCGCGGGCGCGGGCGCGTCCTGAGCCGTCGTAGGCCCGTCTACGGGCATCTCCTCGGCAAACGACCCCTCAACGCCGATGAGGCTGAACGCCCAGCCCATCACGCCCTTCAGGGCGCGCCCGGTGGCGCGGGTTTGTGCCATTCCCATGCAAGCGAAGTGATCGGCCTTGCGCCAGCGCGGCTCGTCCAGGAAGACGGCCGACGTGCCCTTCGCGACCATCATGCCCGTCATGCAGTCGTAGACGCCGACGGTCGCCTCCCAGCGCGCCGGCAGGCCGCTCTGCTCCTCGATGAACTGCACCGACAGCGTCCCGGTCGTGTAGCCGAGGCCAGACCCGATGGCCTGGCAGCCGGCGACCTGGAGGTACTCCTTCCCCTGGATCTTCACGACGTGCGACTTCTTCACGACGGGCGCAAGCACCCGAACCAGCTCCATGTTCGCGGTCGCCCGTTGCGTGGGCGTGAGAGCGCCCGTCGCGCTCGGCTGTAGCGTGAGGTCAGTAACCTGTGGCATGCGAATCTCCCCTGTCTTTGGGGGCGCCTGCCGGGGGTTCGACTCCCCTCGGCTCCATTCACTTCCAGGCGCCCGATGGTGCGTGTTATAGCACTCCATCGGGAAATGGAAGGATCCTTCCTCACATATTTTTACGCAGCTCCGAGGCGCAGCGCAGCCTGCGCCTTGCGGAGCGTCGGGTCCGCCGGGACGTAGTAGCTCTGGACGAGCACACTTACGTTCGCATGGCGTGAGAGCTTCGCCAGGTCAGCCAGGGGGACGCCTGCTTCGACGCAGGCGGTGATCCCGCCCTTGCGAAGCCGGTGGAAAGCGCCGCGACCAGCGACGCCGGCGGCCTCGAAGTCCTTCCGCAGCGTGTGGTGGCTTACCTGGACGGGGAAGATCCTGTCGCCCTCGCCGAAGGTCCGGGCGACGGCCAGCGCCGCCATGGCATCGTCGGACAGCGGCAGCACCGCCGCTCGACGGGCCTTCTCAATGGGCATCAGGAGAACCCGGTTCTCTTGATCGATGTCGGGCCAGGTCAGCGCCCAGGCTTCCGACACCCGGAGCATCGTCGCCCAGAGGAAGCGGTACACGGCCGAGCGGTAGATCGCGGTGCTGCGGCCATCCGGGCGCCCGTGGACCTCAAGCCGGCGCAGCACGGCCGCGAGCTGCTCTGGGCGTAGGCCGTCGGCCCCCTTCCCTGGGCGCGGCCGGCGCGACCGCACGGCCTTGGCGACGTTGAGCTGGACCAGCCCATGGGCGAGGCACCAGTCCAAATAGGCGCCCACGTGGGAACGCTTGTTCGCGGCGGTCTTCGCGCTTGGCTGGCTGTCCAGGAACGATTCGACCATCGGCCCGGTGATGTCGGCCGGCTGGGTGACGCCGTGCGCAAGCCACAGCGCCCGCACGGTTTGCGCGGCTTTCGACCTGTGAACGGTCGAATAGTCCAGCGCCTCCATGCGCTCCTCCCATCGTCGAATTGATTTGTCCACTCCGGCCCACCAAGGAAGTTTGCTACTTTACGACGATGCCAGATCTGTTGAGCACGGCGGAGGCGGCGCACGAGCTTGGCATCGCCGTGCGAACGCTGCTTCACCGTGCGTCGGTGAAAGGAATCAAGGCGGAGCGCCGAATCGGGAGTAACTACTTGTGGACCAGAGCCCAAGTAAAGGCGCTGTCCGTCGTCCGCCCGGTCGGCCGCCCGCGCAAACGTCGCGTCTAGGGGTGTTTACACTGTAGCATCAATGTTGCGGGGGTGCTACATATTTCTCCGGAGGAACTGAAGATGCAGGTCACTCAGGTTCAGCCAGACAACTACGCGCTCGACAACACGCCCGGCCCGGCCTGCTTCACCTACTTCGTCTGGGTGGTCGGCGGGTCGCTGCTGCTCTACGCCATCGTCCGCCTGGGCGTCAAGCACGGGATGATGGCCGCCCACCGGGCGCAATTCGCCCCAACAGCTTCCGCATCCAAGAAGGCGTAGCCGCGTTCAGAGCCGCCTGCTTCTGGTGGCACCCGCAGCCAGGGTGCTTCCTGACGCCGACCGCGTTCAGCGCCCCGGCGACGAGGTCGCCTAGGCCCGGATCTGCCGGCCGGTGCGCGGCCAGTCGGCGCTTGGAAAGCGGCACGTGACGCTCGGTCA